TCATCCATAATTAGAAGATTTGTATTGACTGAGTTCTTCATTCTTGCAACTTCCCTCCAAGTGAAAAGAAGTGCTAGGTCGATTCTCATCTTTTCTCCTTCACTAAAGGAAGCATATGAGAAATCTTCGTGAATTGGTGACCGGACGGTTTCGTTAAACTCCTCATCAAGAGTAAAGTTAATGTAAAAGTCCATCATTTGCAAATAACGATTGACTTGCTGATTGATGAGAGGCAAATACTTCTTGATGATTTTGGATTTTACTCCACCGTCTTTGAGCAAACTATACGAAAAATCGTAATAGTTGATTGTGTCTTTTTTAGAAGCGAGTTCGTCGTATGTAGTTTTTAAATTGTCTTTGAAGGATTCTAACTTCTCATGTTCAGAATTTCGGTTTGCAAGGTTCTCGGTAAGAACTTGAATTTCAGATTCAAGATTTCGGATTTGTCTCCGCAATCCATTAATATTAATATTGTTTTGAGAAATGCCATTCGTTAATTTCGAAATCTCCTTCGTTAGAGAGTTGTATTGACGCTCTCGCTCCTCTTCCTCTTTAATTGCCTCCTCTAGTTCTTTATAACCAGACTGCAACTCTTTTGCTTTATTTTGAGCGTCGTTGATCCTATTTATCCTAAACTCTTCATCGATGGGTTGAGTACATGTAGGGCATACCGAATTTTCTGTAAAGAACTTATGTTCTTTAGTAATTGTAGATACTTTCTGGGAGATTTTTCCTTTAAGGTTTCCTAACTTGCGAAGTTTTTCAGCATATCCAGTGATCGCATCTTGCTCACGAATAAGTGCTCTAAGAGGTTCTTCTACAGACTCATTTTCTTGTGTATATTGTTCTATTTCCTTATCTAAATCAGAAATTTTTAGATTATTGTTATTGATATTATCTTTTCCACGATTTTCAAGTTCTTCAATAAAGTTCTGCTGCATTTGAACTTTATCATTAAGAGACTCTTTCTTCAGTTCAAGAGTTTTGATTTCATCCTTAATCAAACGAATCTTATCTTTGATTACCATATTCATTGAAGAGAAGATTTTAATATCCAACAAATCTTCAATTACCTCACGACGATGAGAGGCAGAAAGTTGCATAAAAGGAACGAAAGTACTAGAACCCAGAATTACAATCTGAGTAAAAGACTTATAGTTCATCTTTAGAACATTTTGCTCCAACCACTTTTGTTGGTCCAGAGCGGCAGATGCTTGGTCTAAAAGTTTACCATCTCTCCAAATTTCAAATACAGCGGGTTTAATTCCACGAATAACTTTCCAGTCAACTTTACCGACAGAAAAATCAACTTCAACTCTACAATCTTTATCATTTACAGAGTTGATAAGTTGTGGTTTATTGATTTTGCGAAATGGTTTCCCAAATAAAGAAAAACACAAAGCATCCAACACAGTGCTCTTTCCTGCACCATTGGATCCAATGATTAAGTTTGTACTATTTTTTGTAAAGTCTAGTTCGGTGAATTGCTGTCCGGTACTTAGAAAATTACGCCACTTTATAGTCTTAAATAAAATCATGATCAATTTCTGGAGGAATTACAATATCATCTGGAGTTATTACTGCGTACTGATATCCATGAAGTTCGCATGTTTCTATAATAACATCATCTTCAATTTCAATCACATGCATTTCTGGATAATTTTCTTCTTCTAGCATTATAGCATATCGAACCGCATCGTCCTCTTCCTGAAACAAATAGAGAATTTGTTCCCCGTCTTCATTTCTTACGGAATATGCTCCCTCAGTTTCTCTCCCACTAATAGTCAATATAAACATTTTAAACTAACTCACATGCCTCTTGATATACTTCCTGAAGTAATTTTTGTATGAGTGATTTATCAAGACTTACTTCAGACTCTTCAATGTATCTATTCAAAATTGAGAGAGTATCTTCAGATTCAAATGCCTCAAAATCTTCAGAACCTTGAACCTCAAAGTTCTCTACGATTTTAAGTTCAGCAATATTTGAAGAGTAAAGTTTATCAATAAACTTTTCAAACCTTTTAATGTCTGTCTTTTTACGAACTACTACTTTTACAATTTTGTTTTCGTATTCTCTAGCATCAAAGGTTTGATAGTTTGTATCCTCATAGTAAATGTTGTAAAACATTCTATATGGATTATTAATTGGAGTATGCTCTAAAGTTTCAGTATCAAAGATAGTAAAACCTCTTTTATCGTTTAGGTCATTCCAATACAGTTCATAAGGATTACCTAAGTAAAATACTACTCCATTGTCTGACCGAGTGTGATAGTGTCCCGAGTAGACACGGGTGAACTTCTCAAATAGTTTGCTCTCCAAACCATGCTCCATGATGATTTGGTTATTAACTCTAAATCCTTGGAGTTCAAGGTGCCCCATCGCACACGAGCAAGTTGTCTTTTGAATAAGTTTGAGAGTAGTTTCCTCATTTTCTTGATTAATCCATGGTATAAAAAGTACGTTGAGTTTATCTAATTTAACTTCAGTTGGTTTTGAATATACAGTTACATTATCATACTCACGAAGCAATAAATCCACAGCATTTACATCATTAGTATTCTTATAGTAAGCCGTATGATTACCGACAATCGTATGAACCTTTACTCCCATTTCTTGGAGACGGTCATAGTAATTATTCTTTGCCCAAGACAATGCTGAAAAATCAATTCCCTTACGACTATCAAATGTATCGCCCATATCAATGACTGTAGTAATCCCGTACTGTTCCAGCGTCGGGAAAAACACATCATTGTAGAACTTTAGAAAATAGTCATGAAAGAGTTTAGAGTTCTTTCTCGCACCAAAGTGCTGGTCGGTGATAATAGCGACTTTCATCAATACCGAAGTTTACTATGGATATTGTCTTTGATACTATTGTAGTCGCTGTAGTTAGATCCGTCAATACTATTGTCTTCGAAGACTTCAGAATATCCAGATTTCTCTAGGATTTTATTCTTGATTTCTAACTGACGCTTTTCTCTTTGAATGCGGCGAAGGAAAGCGTAGTGAATGATTTGAGTGAAATAAGCAAAGGGATTTTGTGACTTCTCTGGATTGAAGTTGTGAATGTACTGCACACAGTTTTCAATACCATCAGAAATCATATCTTCCTTGAACATATAGTTCACGAAGTTTGGTTTGAAGGAAAGGTGATTAGCAATCTTCAGAAAACACTCTCCAATGTAGCGAGGAATGGGAGGTTTTGGTTTTCCTTGGATTTGTGCGATTTCTTTATCTTCGCGATACTTAATTAGAGCGGCAAGAAACTCTTTATTGTTGACGTAATGTTCTGACCTCTTTCTCTTGGTCATGACTGCTGTGGTTATCATAAGTTTTTATCATTATTATGTATAAATTATACCACGTAAACAAATGGTTGACAAGGTATCTCAAACTCTGTATAATAACCTTTGTCGAGGTTGAAAAGTTATAACTTAGCTTTTCTTATAAAGCTTCTCTAGAATCTCTTTAGCATCATTGACATTAGAGATATATCCCATCTTACGACTCAATTTGGATTCTTTATTTTTCTTTCTTGCATATTCTCTAACATAGTTTTGATACATGTTTATCATTTCTATATCAGAAGATTCGGAGAGAGTTATAACGTCTTCAATATTAATAATGAACATATCTTCCGTGGTTGTTTTTAACCATGGTTCAAGTTTATATCCAACAGTTCCTGTTCTATTTTTTACTTCAGATACAATAATAGGACTTGATACGATTAGGAATGTCCTATCTTCTTCTTCTGAAGCTGCTACTTTAGCAAATAGTTCTTCGCCTGTTTTTAATTTAACAGTACAGTAAAAATCTTCTTCGATCATGCTTTCTTAAGTTGTATGGTGATTATTTCGTAATTGAAGTTCTCCTCATTATAAGTTTTAATTCGCTCAATTAAATGATTTAAAGTATAGTTTTTTCTCGAATTATATGTGCAGTCATCTGAGATATCATATAGTACTGCTTTTGTTTTATTTTTTCCTTTTCTAAGAACTCTACCAATAGATTGAAGATTTCTAATTCTAGATTTACTTGGAGAAGCGAATATCACATTATGTAAGTTTTTGATGTTAATGCCTGTGGAGAAAGTTCCATAAGAAGCAACGATAATTGCATTAGACTCTCTTTCCGTAATTTCTCTAACCAATTCTCTTTGTTCAGTATCAACACCTCCATGAATAAAAAATACTTTACGATCATCTCGCTTATTGCTATTTATCTTTTCGTAGAGTATTGCTCCATGTGATTCGACACGACTAAAAAGAACCAGGGTGTTTCCTTTTAAATCTAAAGAGAGATTAGTTATAAACTTATTCCTTTGTTCATGAGAGATTAAATATTGTATCTCATCTTCATAAGTTTCAAACTTCTGTGGTTGATGTTTAAGAACAAGACATCGAATATCTAACTGAGAAAGATGACCTTGCTTCATCAACTCATCAGTTCTTGTCACTTTATATGATGGACCAAATAATCCTTCCAGAACCCACTTATGAGTTTGTGTTCCATCAAGGGTTCCAGTAAAACCAAAACGATACTTTGCATGATGAAGTTTAGTCATAATCTCAATCAGAGATTTGCTCTTGAACAAATGTGCTTCATCTCCTATAATGACGTTATAACCCTCAAAGAATGAACGCTCTAATTTATAGACAGATTGCCAAGTAGTAATTGTAACTGGATATTCATTAGTCTTTTCTCTACCCGAATAGATACGGTGGCAATATGAATCAGCATCCCAACCATAGTCTAAAAAATCCTTGTACATCTGCTCTACCAGAGATGTCGTCGGAACAACTAAGAGAATTTTTTGCCCTTTATCTACATAATACCGTACAAGGGAATAAATCATCAAGGATTTTCCTGAGGCTGTGGGTGATATCAGCAATTTTCGGTTATGTCGCAGAGCGTCGTATACTCCCTCTACTTGATACTCCCGTGGAGAATGAGTACAAATAGAATTCATATAATCTTTCACACCCTCATATGAGATATTTTCGTTTATCTCAAATGGTTGTCCGTAAAATTTATTTTCTTTAAATTGATACTTGTAATTGTGATTTTCTAACTTATCAATTACCTTAGGAAGAAGACCTGCATATATCTCTCCAGTATGAGTGCTTAGTAGACGAATTTTTCCATCCCAGTGCCTGCTTCTATACTGGGACATAAATTTCGCAGACTCTACTTCAAAAGTGAAGTATGGTTGAAGTTCATACAAAATATGAGGTTCACAATCTAACTTTAAGTAAACCTCATTTTTCTTTTCAATAATTACGTCACTCATAACATTGTTATTGCTATGAGTATTTATTTACCCCAGTCCAGACTGAAACCGAACAAATTCTATCGCATTTTTGATTTGATATGTTCTGTTTTGAATCATTTT